TTCCTACTTTATAAAGGTCCACGTTCTTGGACCAACGTGTTTTTAAGCACAGCCAAATTGAACAAGGAGAGTTACCAACGACGTTTAAAGATTTAAAATTTTTAAAAGACGACAAATGGGGCTATCCATACAGCATCTCAAGACCAGGAAAGGATTACGATTTTAACATCGCATCTTTGATTTCGTACAGATTCAAAGAACTTGAACCTTACCTAACTGGATACACAAAGGCTATCTACCCTAAGCTTGGAATCGAATCTTTGATGAAATTCGACACTCCTCACAATTGCAAGCATCCACTTGAGACTGACTACGCTAACGCGTGGGTAAGAGCAACAGCTAGATTGAGAGACAAGCTAACTCCAACATTTGAAGGTACGCCTTGGGCGTCACTTGAGGATGTTGGTTATGGCATTTCAAATTTGAGCTCATCTGCTGGTTTTTCTTTCCCTATGAAAAAGAAGAGAGACACAATCTTTGAAGCATTGCATATGGCAAAAGGTATGATGCATCGAATCAAATATGGTTTGAATTGTTATCAACCACCATCAAAGGTTGCCTTCCGCGGACATCTTTCTGACATCAACGAACCTAAAACAAGGCCAGTTTGGGTTGCTCCTTTTGAGTTACTCATTATTGAACAGTTGATGGGAATGAATTTAATCGCAAAAGCAAAGAGTCTAGACATCATCCACTTTGGAGAAGACTCGATGCCTAAGCTCTCTCGCCTAATGATGACTGACATCGAGGCACGTGACTAATATTAATTAACCATGGATTGGAAAAGCTTCGACGCTACTATCCCAAACTTCGTTGTAAATTGGGTTTTCGATTTTCTGATTGATCAAGTTGATTATTCAAAGTTCACACTCGGTTCAGAGATTGTAGAAATCGGTCCTGCCGCCACTAGACGCATGAAGAATGTATTTAAATGGATAAAATGGAATTTTATCAATACAAAGATCATGTTGCCAGACGGACGTATGGTACGTAAGACACACGGTATACCATCAGGCTCGTATTTTACATCATTAGTTGGATCACTATCAAACGCTCTGATTTGTGAGTTTTTGATGGAAATCTAACATATTAGGATTGATGATTCTCGCTTTTTAGGTGACGATTCATGCCTTTTCATACACATGAACCATTTGAAGAAGTTTGACATTGAATACATGAGACAACTCGCTTCTGAAGTTCTAGGCATGACATTACATCCTGAGAAGTACACCATCGCGACAAAGAACGGAGATATCCAATTTCTTGGTTACAACATGAATGGTTACAGAATCATCAAAGACGATCTCGAATTATTACGAGGTATATTGTATGCTGAACACAAGGTCAAAAGTGTTGAAGACAGTCTATCGAGATTGATCGCATACTACATGCTTGGCGGTGCCTGCTCAGAAATATTTTGTTTAATTTTCAGAGCATTCATTGAAGAATTCGGGATCGACATGTTCACTTTCAACCCTGATAATAAGTAACGGCGTTATTTCGAAATTGTTGCCGGACATGTTTTTGAATTTGGAACGAAACTGGACATGAACAAGTTCAACTGGGGGTTAGCAGCCTTCGTCCTCACTATGAAGAGAGAATTATTCTCTGAGTGATTAATTATCTAATTTTAACTAAAACAC